TTTCCTTGTGATTCTGTCTGAAACGCTTCTATAACTCTAGATGGATGAATAAAATCTTCTGGTTCATGCAATGTTCCACTTGATGTTCTAACAGTAAAGGTTGCTTCATCTTCACTTGTAGAACCATCGTAAATATCTGTATTAGTTATTTTAAAAGTATTTCCATCAGAAGCCGAACCAATACTTGTTATTTCAATAGTTACTGCTCTTTTATAATGATTTGATACAGTAACTTTAACTCTTAAATCTGTTACACCTGAACCATCAGTTGCTACTGGTGTTATATTACTATATTCACCCGGAGTTCTTTCACCCGGATTTATTAAACCACCAGTAACCGTTTTATAATTTCCATATTCAACAAAAGAATAACCATCATTTTGAAATATAAGAGCATTAAAATTTTCATAAGAACCCGTTGTCTTTTGTTCTAAATAAAATGGTATTTGTAGTGCTTGTTCACTGTCTTGTTGTGATTTATAATTCACATTATCATGTTTAAAAGTTGCAGTTTCTGAATTAAATATACCTCCTTTATACATTTGAAATCCTTCATTTTGTTTAGGAGTAGAACGACTCCCTTTCATATTATGCAAAGTATCTTCTTTTCCTTGCCCCTTTACAATTGTATTAATAGTTTCATTACCAGATAAATAAGTAGATACTCTATGATGTAACTTACTATTATTTTCTGGAAAATTACCATCCGTATCAGAATTTATTCCATTAGGATTATCTTGACCTGCTCCTATATTAAGAATTATATCCCCTGAAACAACCGAACTAACTTTACCTAACATATTTCCATCGGGATAAAAGGCATAATCTCCAGCATTAAAATGGTTTGCACCCGAACCTAATATTGGAACTTTTATTGTATCAGGGCTTCCTGATGTATAAATCATAGCACCATTAACAGTCATTACTTTTGCTGATGTAAATTCAATACTAGAATGAGCAGAATAAACAAAATTAGGTATTGTAGTATGTTTTTCTATAATATTTTCAGGGTCTACAATATTAAAATGCCAATCAAAACATAATTCAGTTAAACGCATTACACCAAATCTATTTAATTCAGATGGTTCATGAGAAGATTCAGATATAGTTAATGTTTCATAATTTTCATCAGTATTATTACTACGGTTTAATTTACCCAAAATATCTTGATATTCAATTGAACTTTCTTCTAGAGTTGGTTCCCCATATATCATAATATTATAATCAGTGAATGATTTACTACCATTTAAAATATTACTTTCTCTAGTTTTAGAATCAGGATAAATGTCCGAAGGAGAGAAAATAAAATATTTTTCTGCACTTTTATGTATATGCTCTAAATATTCTTTTGCTCTACGGATAGCATTTAATCGCCCTTGATTTTCTTCACTAAATTGTGATTCTCTACCTAAACTTCCTCGCGCCCAATCTACATCAGAATCTAAATGCGATTTAGGTAAGCATAAAACCTTTGATTGTTTATTAGAAGAAGTATCAAGTAATGCAAAATTATGTGGTAGATAATCAGAACGAGCATTTGTTGATTTATAATTATTTGCATCTAAAAAGTTACTACCAACAAGAGGTCTATTTTCGGTCAATTCGTGAGGAGTTTGAATATCAACACTAGTTTTTGGAGTAGTATAAGTGCTAAATGTTGCATTAAAACCACTACCCGGATAAAAATTATATGAAGATGCTGCTGTCTTTAATTCACTACTAGTTCCCATAATTGGTTGAGTATTCGTCATATTAACTATAATATTATTTTTACCAATTAACCCAGAATCAGATGTATGTAAATCTAAATATCTGTATAAATTCCTTCCATGAAATGTTTCTGATGTTATGTCGTGAAAACCAATTGGTCTATTTCCTCTTGAATATTGAGGATTTACTAATTGAACTACACCACCAGAATCTATATTATTCTTATTTAAGAAATAAAGTTGTTTATTAAAATAACTAGAAATAATATATATTTTTTCACCAACCGTGGAAGAGTATTCTCTATCTAAAGAAATTTGATAATTAAAGGTAGTGGTATTAGAAGTATGTTTTCTTTTCCATAAAACCTTTCCAATAACAGTTCCATCTGATTTATAGATATATCCAGATTGTAATGTAGAATGAGTAAAAGGTATATTAGCCCAAGTTCCACCTTGAATAGTAAAATTATTTGCAGTTACTCCAGCAGAAAATGTCCAACCAGAATCTACTAAAGTTTCTAAAGTAGCATTTTCTTCATTAATATTTACTCTTGCTAAAATTGCTGGATTTATTGGTGCTAATTCAATTGTGCTTTTGTTAGTTTTTTGTTCAATATCAATTATATCATAAGTCATAACACTATTTACAATTTTAGATTCAGCATATTTTTTATAATACTCTGAATGCTCTAAACCAGTTAAGGCGCAATAAAAATTACTATCGTTTCTTATATTATCTGGAGATGTAATATTATATCCTCTAGCATCTTCGTTTGTATTTAATGAAGAACCAATTAAAGTAATATCAGTATTTAAATCCATTCCTGAAGTGAAAATTAAACCCTTATTTGCAC